CGCTTCAACGTCTGCAATGCTTGAACCTTCAGGTGTGGATGGCCTAGCAACTAAAACACCTGATCGCGGTGAAATCATAGCCTCAGTGCATACTTTTTTTGCAAGTGTTCTAAGTGAATTGCCTCTACCGTCAACATTTTTATCAAGATATTCTATGATTGCCGGCAGTTCTTGAACGGGATTTTTTGAGAATATAAGGCCGGATAAACCATCAACGGTTCTGCCTGTTGCGCCATAAAAAGAGGCTAACCCTTTATATTTTGCGTAAGCCGCTTGGCCTTCTGTTGTAAGTGCTGCGCGTTGTGTGAATTGTTGTTCTCCATTATCATTATATGTGACAGAGCAGCACATTGACGCGAGAGGCTCTAAAAACCTTACCCCGCCGCGCTTTACTTCACGTTCCCCAGCAACTGCTGCGCGGTTTCGTTGTACGTCTATGAGCTGGTAAGTGTATTCGTCTCTCGGTTGCGTTACTTGTGTCATTATTAAGCCTGTATTTTGTCAATGTTAGGTGATCGGCTTAACCGATTTTTGGTCATTATACTATCATTCTTGCTGCTGTGGTAGTGGGCTTGATAACTGGGTATTTATAGTGTATCAGATAGCCAATTGCATCATTAGTATGATCATCACCAGCCGTTTTATCTGGCTCGCCTGCGTTGTTGTATATCTGCTGCTCTAGGTTTGACGTATGAACAGAGCAACGTTTAACATTCACAAAATGTAGTTTTTTTATAAAACTGGTATTCACCGCCAATATTCTATCTTTTACAAACGGGTTTTTGTTTTTAGCGAATACTTGAAAACCAGCCTGCTTTAATAATTGGATTGATGATTCAGACGCGCCTTGTGCGTTTCTGTTTTTTCCACTTGCATCAGGATAAATATTAATCTGGCAGTTTTGATATCGCTCTTGTATTGTGCGGATAATGCTTGGTGTATCATAACCGCCTGTTATTTCATCAATGTCATAACACACGCCTTTTCGGATAACCGCAATCACTGCGCTCATATTGCAAACGTTAAAATCCATTCCGATGTGTAATGCCTCACGACCGTTCCACGTCACATCAGTATTATGTTTTACTCTGTCGAATTCATTGTAAATAGTGCCCGAAGTAAGATTAACAAAATCGCCGTCGATGTAAGCATTAATCAACTCACCGGGATATGTTTCCTTTAATGTTTCAATGTAATTATCGGGCAGGTGTTCTTCGTTTTCGTATGTTGACGCCTGAACCATTGAATAGCTTTTAGTCGGATCTTTTTTGAATTTCGAGTAGACAAATAGAAAACCTTCTGGAGTAGTAGTAACACCAATGCTATTTTCAACGCCTTCAATTTTGAGGCGCATACGTGCGACAATTTTGTTCCATGCCTTGTTAGCCTTGTCCTTTGGCAATACATCAATTTCGTCGACTAATGCGCGTGATATTTTAAAACCGACTATTGATGCTGGGTTATCCATTGAACGACAAATTACAGTGCCATAGAAAAATCCGTTGCGATACACATGCACTTCTTTGTTTGACTCGCGTATCACAACAGTAAAGCCAAGCATGTGCGCGGCTTCTTCAAATGTAGGATAAAAAATATCCCTCATTGATGGGTAACTTATACCAAAATACCCCTGTGTTGTGCCGGGATGCGCTCCAAAGAAGTTGAGTAGGTCAATGCACCCTATAAACGTTTTACCGCTACCGAACCCGCCAACATATGCCCGGTATGATGTCTTGAGCTTGTTTAGGAATGCGTTTTGAGGTGCGCTAACTGTCAGCATTGGTTATTTTTATATCTTTCACCGCATCAGCAACAGCAAAATTAATTGTTAACGGTTGGGCTGAGTCGCCAGAAGTATCATCCTGTGTTTCTCTCCAACCTGCCTGAGTTTTAAGATAAAAAATGGCTGCGGCAGTGTTTCCAGACTTGGCTTGGCTTATTAAATTACCGCCAATTGATGCTATCGCTCGCGCCTTTCCTTTTTTATAACCTAAAGAAACTTCTGGTTGTCTTTCTTCAATTGCAAGCAAAGTGACGTGTGAAACGCCAAAATAATCTGCTAATTGTGTTTTATTTAATACAGCAGATAATGCTTGAAGTTCAATGATTTGCTCATCAGTCAATACCACTGGTGGCCTACCACCTTTGTTTTTAGCTACCATTTTTAACTTCCTCGTAAGTCTTGCCGCTTTCAATATGTACAGCTTCGTTACCTGTGAAGTTCTGCCAGCGGTTTATTATTACATCGACGTATTTCTCGTCTAACTCCATTAGCCTAGCTTTTCTGTTTATCTTTTCACATGCCAGTAATGTTGAGCCTGAGCCGCCAAATAAGTCTAATACAATCGCGCCTTTTTTAGTCGTTTTATCTATAGCCTCTTCCGCTAATGCAACTGGCTTTTGTGTTGGGTGTGTGTAGCTCGCTGCGGCATCCTTATCTATCTTCCATACGCTACCGATTCTTTTGCCCGCCAACTCTGCGCCTCTATGCCAAACCAAAGCGGTTTCATAATCGCTGCAAAATGTACTTTTAAGATCGCCCATCCCACCACCTGGCTTATGCCAGATAACCTGATTTGATGGATATCCAAACGACTCAAACTGCTCGATCCATTTAGTCAGCACCTTCCAACTTGTCCAAACAAACACCCACCCATTGCTGCATGCATCAATTACAGGGGCAATGTCTAAAAACACATCATCATTTTTCAATACTTCAAACTTTTCTGTGGCAGTCCTAAAGTTTGACTGGTAGCTAACCCCGTAAGGTGGGTCTGTGTTTACCATGTCAGCAATCTGACCGTCTAAAAGTTTATCAACCGCATCAATGCTAGTCGAGTCACCACACATTAAACGATGATTACCAAGCTGCCAAATGTCACCCAATACACTAACGGGCGTTTCTGGCGCTTCTGGCACTTCATCTTCATCAGTCAACCCTTCATCCGCCTGGCCGTCTAGAAGTCCATCAAGGAAATCATCATCAAAACCAAGCAAATCAATATCAAAATCAAGCTCTGTTAATGTGTCAATTTCTAATTTAAGTTTATCCAAATCCCACCCAGCGTTCAAAGGCAACTGGTTATCTGCGATGATATAAGCTTTTCTTTGTGCCTCTGTTAACCCTTCAAGAGTGATACAAGGCACTTCTTGTAAGTTTAATTTTTTTGCTGCCATGACTCTACCATGGCCTGCAATAATACCGCCTGATTCATCTATTAATACCGGGCTGGTAAATCCGAATTCTTTTATTGAGCTTGCGACTTGGTTTACTTGTTCGTCACTGTGTGTGCGTGAATTGTTAACGTATGGTATTAAATCGCTAACTTTTTGAATTGAATGTTGATAGTGTTCTGGCTTTGCCATGTTGATCCCCTTCAGAGATATTAAAAAAGTGCTTATGCTGCATTATACAGCATAAACAATTTATAACTACCGCAACCGCATTTCGCTAGAATTTACGCCAGCCTTACCGCGCATTGTTCTATCTAAATCATCCACCAGGTTTATTTCCATACTAGAAGAATGTCGTTGGATAATCATCTGTGCCACTTTGTCACCCGTTTTAATTTCAACAGGATCAAGCCCAGTGTTTAACAAGCTGATCATTACCTCGCCCCGGTAATCAGAATCTACAACACCAGCAAGTACATCAACACCCATTTTAGCGGCAAGTTTACTGCGCGGCCATATCAACCCAACATAACCTTGAGGCATCGACATTGCAAAACCTGTACGCAATAACGCACGTTGCCCCGGTGGTATGGTAACACTATCAACTGTATGCAAATCTAACCCAGCAGACTCATAAGAGCCGCGCTGTGGTATTTGAGCGTGTGTATGTAATAAGTTTATATTTATCATTCTTGCTCCATTAATACGCTAGCAATCAAAAGTATTGCAATAGCGGTTATGATTACCATTAACGAATAATTCATTGTTTTCATTCCTTAATAAGATTCATTGTTAAGATATTCTTCATATGTTGGCTTTTTTTTCTTGTAACCATATTTCACCATCGAGATTAATATCCCACGCCTTCGCAATGCTTGCTGCAGTGACTGATATGATCGCCCCAACTCATCACATATTGATTGAAAGCTTTGATGTTCCATTCTAGCGACAACGACAGGCACTATTCTGTTCATTTCTTCAGTTGTTGTTTCTTGTGCCATCACTCACCTCTAATCTTTAAGTGCGCTCGTAAATCTGCGATTATAATTTCCATTTCATTACCTAATTTCTCAAGCTCTGCAATGCGTCCATCTTTATGCTCAATCATTTCAACGGCTCTATTTACTGCTTGTTCTGCTTCCTGCTCAGTTCTCCACAGTTTTTCTTCAAGCTTTGCAATGCGTTCTACTTGAATCTGCAATATTTCCCACAGTTCTTTTCTGTTTGCATCTTTGTACTGTTCTAAACTCATCACTCTTGCTCCTTTAATTCGTTATAGCGTTTTACCCAATAATCAGCAGTATTAGCAGCAGCAGCAGCATAAGCAGCATCAGCATAATCAGCAGTATTAGCAGCAGCAGCAGCATAAGCAGCATAAGCAGCATCAGCATAAGCAGCAGCATTAACAGCAGCTAAAGCAGCATCAGCAGCATAAGCAGCATCAGCATAAGCAGCAGCTAAAGCAGCATCAGCTAAAGCAGCATAAGCAGCAGCATTAGCTTCCATATCTTGCTTAGTAACTGACTCTGGATCAGCTAACCATTTTTTAACTAACTCAATATGTTCATTCATCTTCTTGCTCCAATCTATATTCAAAC